GTATTATCTTCCATCTTATCATTTTTGATTTTTCCAGCTGTTCCTTCATAGTCAACATTGTAAGGCGGATCGGTAAATAACATATCTACTGTATTACCATCAAGTAATGTTTCAACTTGTTTTGCATCTGTTGAATCACCACACATAAGTCGATGAGGTCCAAGTTCATATATATCGCCAATCTCAGAAAAAGGTATCTCTGGAATTTCATCATCGATATCGAAATCATCATCTGCTGCATTATCTGGAAGCAGTTCTTCCATTTCTTCAAATCCAAACTGAAGCATGTCCATGTCAATTCCAGCTAACTCTTCTTCAAGTCTTGATAAATCCCATGTGGCAAGTTCAGCTGTTTTGTTATCCGCTAAACGAAAAGCTTTGATTTGTGCCTCATTTAAGTCATCTGCAACAATACATGGCACTTCTTCTAAACCAAGCGACACAGAGGCTTTTAAGCGCGTATGTCCGGCTATGATGACGTTGTCACTTGTAATGACTATTGGAACCTTAAATCCAAACTCCCTAATCGAGTTAGCAACTGCTTTGATCGCTTCGTCATTGTTTCTTGGATTGTTTTCGTACTCTTGGAGTACTGATACTTGCTTCATCACGATATTCATTCATCCAAACCTCCTCACCATTTTCTATGCGTTTTTGCATAAGTTCAATTTCTGCTTTCTTTTCGTTATACTCAATACCAAATTTCGTAATGAGTAAGTATTTAATTGCTGTGATATCAGGTAGTGACTGTTTCTTAAACTTAGTAATACGTTTTTTTGTTCCAGTCTTTGTTTCTTCAATCACTGTTTGTGTTTCTTCATATTCAAAACCTATCGCGCGTTGATAAATGGCATCGAGTAGTTTTTGTTTTAATTCTTCATCACCATACTGAAAGGCTGCATTAAACTTTGGATGTGCTTTCTTAAGTTTAATAATTGTTTTCTCTGTGATACCTAAATATTCAGCAATCTGTTTTTGAGTTGCTCTTTTAGATATCATTTCAGATATGGCTTTTAATTTAACCTCTAAGTGTCCTGATTCATCCCATCGCTCATATAGATCAAGCATTTTTCCTTTCATTCAATCACTCCAACTGTATACAAAAAATTGTAATTATTCACCAGTTGGAATACTACAAGTATCTCTGCAAAAACAAAAAAGAACTCATCTCTGAATTCTTTAAGTGTCTCTAGGCTGGTTTTAAAGCCAGTATTCCATGTTGTTTATAGCTTTGCTCAGTTTAATCATAACACACCCTTGACAAATTCACAACGGTTCATCGTGGTCCATCATGGTCCATTTTTATTATTAACTAATTACTCATCATCTTCGTCTTCTTCATCGTCTTCATCGTCTTCATCATCTTCTTCAAAGATATCATAATCTGGTGCATCATCAGGATCGTATGGATAATCACCTGGATTTGATAATTCTAATACTTCTCCACCAGCATGCCAGTTACTAATGTCTTCTAATGCAGCTTCTTCAGCTTCTTCATATGAGTCATATAACTCATCTAACTCATAAGTCTCACCATTTTGATAGTTTATTACTACTTTAAATTTTGGCATATTCATTTCCCCTTTCTTATCATATTCGTTCAGTAAAATAATGTATTATCTATATTTTACATTACTTCTCTAAATTTTCAATAAGCTAAGTGCTTTTATATGCCATCTTTTTAGTGTCGAAATAGATACAAACATCTTTGCTGCTATATCGTTCCAACTCAACCAATCTATATACCTATAGATCAGTACTTTCCTAAGTTCGGTGTATTCAAGTTCATCAACAACTGACATAATTTCACCTTTTATGATTGGGAGTCTCCTTTTCAAATCCACGATTAAGTTTTCATTATCTAATGCCTTACGTATCCATTTCTCAAACGGTGCTTCTAGGCTTTTAGTTCCATCAACACGAATCTGATCAAAATTAATACCTGGTATAGAGTTTGCAAGACGAATGTATTCTTCAACTTCAACTTGCAAACGTGCTATTTTAAGTTCTGTATTGTGATATCTACTTAAGTATTCTTTTACATTCATCTTGTTTCCTCCTTGAATTTGCTTAATACATCTATTTCTATAGAGATGCCAGTCGGATCATCAGACCATACCTTTTCAACATGCTCTACAACCACCTGTGCATCATCAATCCAAAAACCAACCTCTGTCATACAATCTTTGAGCATCTTTTCTAAATTATCAGTATCCGGTCTTGTCAATCTCCATTCAAAGTGTTTGTGCCTTTTACCTTTAGCGAATCTCCATATGACTTGAAGCTTAATCGGACCTTCAATTGGTTTTTCAGGTTTGAATGGTTTTAAGTGTTTAATGATTATGCTTCTTGCTTCTTTTAATTTCTCAGGTTTATAAAATATTGGTTTGTTTTTGACAAGTGCAATTTTATTTTGTTGTGCGGTAACTGTAGGCGGATCTAGTAACAGGAATATTTTCATAGTTACCTCCATTTTTTTAATTTTTAGGTGCAGATAGGCAAGTGCTGACGATGATGCATTTGTTTGGGATAGGGCAGACTTACAAGCCCTATCTTACAAACATGCGTCAGCGTGTTGTTGCAACACATATATATAAGGCCTTTCGGCAGCAATATGCCGATAGGGATTTTCACCCTATATGCTGCACAATCATGCCGATAGGAGTATTTCCCTATCTGCAACATTATTCTGCAGGTGCCTTTTGCACCTTCATAACTCTTCCTTTTGAGCAAACATATTCATCGCTAAATTCACTTAGTCGTTTGCGAACAGTGCGTTCAGCTATACCTAGATAGCTCATTAAGTCAGTTAGTGCACAACTACCAGTTCCTGCAGACTCATTGTCAAACGCGGCATCAAACTCATCTTTTCGTGATTCAATAGTTTGATTTTTCTTACTACTTTTGTCTAGATTTGCTTTGGGATCTCCATTTGCATAATGCTTTGCTAGTATCCCCTTATCATCAACTCGATGTATCGGATACTCAAACCAAAAGTTTACTGGCTTGAAATTAGGAAACTCACGTAAACTACTCTCAAGTCGCCAAGCAGATGATGTTTTTACATCTGCATATTGAGCCATAAATTCATCGGTAGTTTCAAGTTGAATCATATCGAGTTGCGCATCAGGATCACGGGCAAACACACCTGAACCTGAAGCTCTATCCATCGCTCTTTTGAAGCCTTGAGCACCTTTAGAATGGTGATGGCTATAAATAATCGTACATCCGGTTTCTTTGCTGATTTTATCGAAGATATTTGTAAATGCACCCATTTGAGAGGCATTGTTTTCATCTCCAGTAATAACCTTGTAAATTGGATCAATGATGATTGCTTCGTATCCCTTATTTGCGACTTTTCGGATGATTTTTGGTGCTAGCTTATCGAGAGGCATCGAACTTCCACGAAGACTCCAGACAACAAAATCTTGTTCATATTTAGGTTCCACACCAAGCGCAAGATGTATTTCATCAATTCGGTTACCACAGCTTTTTTCAGCAATTTCTAAATTCACGTAAAACACTTTTGTCTTTTTGCATTGAAAACCTAGCCATTTTCGTCCTTCTGCAAGTGCAATAGCTAATTCAATTAATAAGAAACTTTTACCCGCTTTAGAAGAACCTGAAATGAGCATTTTGTGTCCAACACGAACAATACCTTCTATAAGTTGAGGTTCTAAGAATTCCTTTTTTGTACGAATTTGTCCACTCGTCTTTTCTTGAGGTAATTCATCCGTATTTCCTTCAGCAAAATCTAGCCATTCATTCCAATTACGTCTTCCAATGTTTGTATCCACTAAAGTTTGAAGTACACCATTTCGTGTGACACCAGGCATTCTTGAAAGCCTTGATGGATTGCGATTATTAATATCTACTTTTAGTCCGTTCTTATTTAAAAAGTCATAGAGATATTGAACTCGTTTTCGGTATTCTTCTGCATCATTTGCATCAACTCTAACGATGGCATGTAAACTTCTACTACCACTATGAACTAGACAGGCGATTGGAAGTTCGAACTTTCGATAGATTGCATCTTGTTCTGGAATTGGTATAGTGTCTGATTCTACTAATGCATAGGTAAATCTTGTAATGTTGTCATTCTTAACACCACTGCCATCAACCGGATTAAACCTAATCCATGCCCCACTCTCATCTTTCCAATCACCAATCACGGCACCGATATCATCTGGATGTTTTTTAAGTAAATCAATTAATTCTTTAGCTGTTCTGTCATACTGGCCTCTACCTGGCATCCATTTGCCATCTGCATTCTGCC